CATTCGCAACTCAGTCAACACCCTTAAACGTGGGCTCGATGAACTGGCGTTTGGTACAGACCAAAGAGTGATGGACAACTTGGTTGCGGCGTTTAACGGAGACGAAGCAGCGGCCCGAGCCTTTGCCCGTCAGGTTCGAGGCATGGGGTCCAAGCGCCTCCTGTCCTACGTTGCCATATCCAACGCTGCGCCTGCTGCAATTACCAAAGCCTCGATGCTTGCAACTGGGACCTCGGAAGAAGAGATGGCCGCAGCAAGAGCGCAGGCCGCAGACTTCTACGATGGCAGTGATCTTGGCGTGTTGAGCAATGACAAGCGTGGCAAGATGGAACTGTTCAACATGAGCTACATCTTCCCGCATAGTTTTGTTCGGGAGCCTGCACTTGATGCCATTCGCACATACAATCAGCGCGGGGAACTAAACAAGAGCGAAGCCGATCAGATCCTGAACGGCGCATGGGCCGGGGTCAAAGGATACTTCGAGCCGTTCGTTGGCGAATCTCTGTTTGCCGAGCGGGTGATTGACGTATTGCCGTCTTCATGGATTGGTCGTGGTGGTGAAACACAAACGGGCGCTGGGATTTATTCCAAGGATGAAAGCGTCGGGGATCAGATGGCGAAAAGCATGACCCATTTGTTCGGCACATACATTCCGGGCTATGCTCGTATGGCAGTGGAAGAACGGGGCGGCGAGTTGCAGCCGGGACGTTTAACACGAGCCATCACAGGAGAGCCCGGAACTCGGGGTCAACAGTATTCTACCAACGAGGAAGTAGCTCGGGTGCTTACTGGTATTACTCCGATTGTAATCAACAACCGCACTGACTTTACATTCCGAGGAGCGGAGTACACCTCCCTTCGTAATCCAGCCAAGGGCGAAGCTACTCGCACCATTAAACGTGCGGATGCCACGCCCGACGATGTGATTAGTGCTTGGAACAAATACCTCGATGGTTTGTATCGCGCTCAGAGCCAGCTTAATTACTATGTCGAGGCTGCTCGGGCCATGGATACGCCCGACGATGTGATTAGATCTCAACTCAAGGCAGCAAACCTTGGCGGCGCAGAGATTGCAGCGATTATGCGCGGGGAGTTCTGGCCCGGTCTGGCATCCAAAGAGGTGATTAAAGAAACCAAACGGGAAATGCGCAACGAAGATAAGAACTTTCTTGTTAACGAGCGCCCTTGGGGGGAACTCAACACCCTGTCCAATGATCGTCGTGGTGAAAAGCTGTCGCCTGTGTTGTTTAAAGAGGAGCGCGATGCTCGACTCGAAGAGCGCAGACTGCGAGAAGCTGCGGAAACGGAGCAGGCGAATAGCGGATTAGCGGGATTAGCAGCCCCTGTTGTTGATTTCTTCCAGCCGCAACCGGAACCTGTTGTAGCACCGCAGCCTGAAGTTGCGGCTCCCGTCGCTGCACCAATAGTTCCACAAGACTCAGCCCCGACACAAGAACGGGATCAAGGAACTCTGGCCGCGCTCATGGGGTCTAACCCAATAGACGCCATGAAGAATCTACAGATCGCACAGAGACTGGGTGTAGGTAACTAACCCACCTCGCCCCAGTTATCCCCTAGCTCCTGATCCACTCTGGATGGAACAAGCAGCACATCGTTCAGGCCGTTCTCCATAATGTCCTTGATCCTCGCAGCTTGCTCATCGCTTTCGATAGAAAAGCAGAGTTCGTCATGCACCGTGAGCAACGGAAGCAATCCTTCCTTATAGCAGTCGGCCATGGCCTGCTTGGTTTGATCGGCGGCGGAGCCTTGGATCAACTTGTTCAGCGCCTTGTATGTAAACGCCCTGCGTATACCCATACCGTACTCCGCCTGTGCTTGATCGTGAGGCAGGGGTTTGTTGTATCCGAATGATCTAGGCTCCCACAGGTGGAACCTGCACTTACGGCCCAGCAGAGTGCGTATCTGACCCTTCGTGCTGCCCTGCTGCGTAGCAATGCTGGCAAGCTGCTTAACAAACGGCACCTTCTGGCGGTGCGTTTCCAATAATTGCTTGGCCTCGTCGTTTGTAATCGATAGCTGGTTGGCAAGTTTGCCCACCCCCATGCCGTACATAATCCCAAGGTTCACGGTCTTTGCTTCCTTGCGGCTGATTCCTGCCATGTCTGCCACCATCTGGTGCAGATCGACATCGCCCTTGTGGTACTCTTCGACAATCGTATCGACCATAGGGTGGCGCAGATTGTCAGGCATGGACGCAGCAAAGTGAACCAAGAGCCGAGGCTCCTGACTGGCGTAGTCAAACGATCCCCACTTCTCTCCCTCTTCTGGAATAAACAAGCCACGAATTGCAGCCTTGATTTCCGGATCTCGCGCCGGGATCTGCTGGAGGTTGGGGTTCGAAGAAGAAAATCTCCCTGTCACAGTGCCCCCGTCATCAGATCGAAGCTGGTGGAACTCGCAATGGATGCGGCCCTTGTGCTCGTGGCGCAGGATGCTTTCGACAAACGTGCTACTGGCCTTGTCCAATTCACGCAAGCGCACCAGTTGCTGGCACATTTCATGCGGATGGGAGGACAGATACTGCTTGGTAAAGGACGGAGCGCCCGCATCCGTTGTTGGGTATTGCAAGTTCAGCGCCTCGAACATCTTCTGGACTGAGGCCGAGGCCCACGGCTGGATGTCCACGCCTGTCTTGTCTTTGATATTCTTGTGGACCTGCTTGGCTTTCCCTTCCAGATCCTTCTTAACCCGAGCGGCTTTGTCCAGATCCACGCGCACACCCTTGGCTCGCATGTCCAGCATCATAGGAATCAGGCTGGTTTCAAGCTCGAAGATATGCCCGAGCTCATCCTTGCTGAGTTCGATCTGAAGATACTCCCAGAGTTTGAGCGTCATCAAAGCGTCCTGCTCGGCATACGCACCAACAAACTTGGGCGGCAGCTTCCACATGTCGGCCTTGGGATCAATGCCCCAGTCCTTGGCCGCAGCCCGCAGCATCCGCTCGTCCTTGCGCATGTCGATATAATCACGGCCCAGATTGTTGAGGCTGTAGGAAAACCTGTTCTCGTTTACCAGAGGCGCAGCAATCATCGTATCGATTAGCTTTCCTTGCACCTCGACCCCCTCGGCCCGCAGCCAACCCGCATCGTAGGTTGCGTTGTGCATAACCTTCTGGATGTCCGGAGTTGCCATCTGCTTTTTAAACCAACGCATGGTCATGTCCGGATCGAGATTGTGCCCGTTCTGGTGGCGGATCGGAAAGTAACCCTTGTAATCCCCCGCAGCCACAGCGATCCCCACGATGTTTCCATCGTTGCGGGCCCAGCCCGGACCCAAGGTTTGAATGTTTGGATCTCTTGTTTCCAGATCCACGGCGATAGACTTGTAGCCCCGTAAGTCAGGGTACTCGGATGGAATGTTCCAATCCGGATCAAGGCTTTCACCTAGCTCCATGCGAGCAACCAGATCCACAGTCTTCTTGTCTTTTCTATCCCTTGCCATTCGGAACCTTTCCAATGAACAGATTTAACCGCTCTTGTATTTCGCTCTCACGATCCCCGCACTCAGATCCCAACGCGCTATAGCCAACCTTATCCACCCATCCATCTGCGGAATCCAAGTTGTGCAGTAGCCTCGCTGTCTTCATCCAGTCGAGCATCAAAGCAACATGCTGCGGAGTGATGTACCCGTTGGTGCACTGCGCTTCCTTCACAATAAGATTCCAACCATCAGCAATCCGCGTGAAGTTATCGTATGCGTCACCATAATCCTTGGCCCTCTGACCGTTGATCGCGGTCTTTGCAGTCTTTAAAACCTCATCTCTCTTCATCGGAATCCTCCCTTGGATAATAAACTAAAACAAAACTTCCGCACTCAGGGCACGATAGATTTGTTTCCATTGAAAACTCTTCGTTATCCTCAACGTCGTGATCGCCGCCCCAGATCAACTCTGTTGTACAATGCCAGCAGTTCAATGTTTAACTCCCTCATATCCTGCCACAACAAACGTTTCGCTCTCCGCATCCCAAGTAAAACGCACGGCGTCGATGTCCTCATCCTTTGTAATGTCTGAGACGGGTTTCCGCATCTCAAGCTTGGTCATCTCGTGCCATTCTTTCAAAGTTATTTTTTTATCTTTCATAGGTCGTACCTGTGCCTTTCGTCGGAATCGATTATGCACAACCGATTCTTCGTTCTGGTTATACCAACGTACATGGCTCGGTGCTCGTCATCCGGAAAATCCGTATTCACA